ATGAACAACGTCGTTCGCAACCGTCTTTTCTTAGCGTTGCTCCTTGGCGCGTCCGCGACGTCGGCAAGTTGGCGCGGTCTTCTTCAGTTTGATCGCGACGCCGTTTCGCCGTCTTTTAACGACGCTCGCAACCTTCGCCCAATCGGCGCGGCAACGCAAAAAAAAGACGTTGAACCGCAGACGTTTTTCTCGCTCGCTCTTTTCGAAAACGCCGACTTAAAAACGGCGTCGAATCGGTCGGAGCATCGGTCGTTTGCCTCCGAAAGTCTCGCGCCGTTTAACCTTTTTCCTTCTAACGGTTTACCCGCGATCCCCGCTTGTCCCGACGGAACCTGCCCTTTAACGCCCCCTTCGCCGACGTTGGCGCAAAAACCGACGCCGCCGCAAGGAGTCGTCCGCTCCGTCGTTCGAATCTACAACGCTTACGTAGAAACGGTTCCGCCGAGCGACGTTTCGCAAAGCCCGGCGCGACGTCGCGTCGTTGAAAAAGGAAGCGGCGCGGTCGTCGTCGACTCGCTCGGAACGCGTTACGTGTTAACGGCGGCGCACATCTTCCGCGACGGTCGCGGCGACGTCGCGGCGCAAACGACCGACGGACGCGTTTTACCGGCTTCGCTCGTGTTAGCGTCGGAGGAATGCGACGTCGCCCTCCTTCGCGTCGACGTCCCCCCAGACCTTCCGGCGCTAACGGTCTCCGCCTCTTGGCCGCGACAAGGCGAAACCGTTTGGCGCGCGGGTTTCGGTCCGGACGAAACGCTTAAGGAATCTTCCGGCGTCGTCAAAGGCTATGTTAAAACCGACCGTTGTTCAGGTTACGAAACGCTTAAAATCGCCGGTTCGGCGCGTCAAGGAGACTCCGGCGGCCCGGTCTACAACGCGGCGGGCGAAATCGTCGGCGTCGTTTGGGGCACGGACGGCGTCGACGCTTACGCAACCTATTGCGGACGCGTTCTTAAGACGCTTTGCGATTATTCGCCGACCTTCGCGCCGGACGACGCGACGCCCGACGACGCGCAGTTTGTCGCCAAACCGCCGACCGTTCCTCAATTTACGCCCGACGATTCGTCGCCGACCGACGCCGCGCCGCGCGTTCCCGTCGACGCCTTAAAAAACGACGCGTCAAACAATGGCGACGCGTTTCCTCCCGCCGTTCAAGCGCTCGCGACCGCGACGACAAAATTTCGCGATTATTGCGACGCCGCGCTAACCTTCGCCCTCGTTTTTGCCATCGGTTACTGCGGTTTTTTCGCGGGAAAACAACGTTAACCGCCGTCGCTACCCAATTTAACATTTTTACGTCGATAAATTCCCCGTTATTAAGGAAAACTTTATGCGCAACCGCGTCAAAGAACTACGTTTCGTCAAAGCCTCCGAATTATCCCCTTGCGCCGACAACTGGCGTCTCCATCCTAAGCGACAGCGCGACTTAATGAAGAGCGTTTTGCAAACGATCGGTTACGCCGACGCGTTGATCGCTCGCGAAACGGAAGACGGCGCCCTCGCCCTTATCGACGGGCACCTTCGCGCCGACGTTTCCCCCGACGTCGAAGTCCCGGTTCTTATCGTCGACCTTAACGAACGAGAAGCCAAAGAGTTGCTGCTCGTTCACGACCCGATCGGCGCGATGGCCGAACGCGACGACGAAGCGGTCGCGCGCCTCCTCGAAGACTTCGAAGCGACGAACGAAACGCTCGAACGCTTTATCGGAGAAGAGTTTAAGCTCGCGTTCCAAGAAGACGACGTCGAGTCGCTTCGAGAGCCCAAACCGGTCGCGATTCCGAACTTATTTCAAATTATCGTCGAATGCGAAGACGAAGAGGAGCAGCGCGAGTGTTTCGAAGAGCTGACGCGCTCCGGTCGCAAATGCCGCGTCGTCAATCTTTAACGAGTTGTTTTTATTCCGTTTTTTTTTCGTTCGAAAGGAAAATTACGTTGGAAAAATCTCCTCAAACGCAAACGCTTCGTCTCGCGTCGCCGGTTTACGATTCGTTCCGAGTTCGCGCGATCGCCGGTATGTTCGACGCGCCGATCGAAGCCAAAACGGAAAAAAATATTACGTTCGAAACGCCGCCGAGTCTCGACGAAGATTGGCGAATCGGGCTAATCGTCGGGCCCTCCGGAAGCGGCAAAAGTTCCGTCGCGGAAACGATTTACGCGTCCGAAATTTTCCGCGGCGCCGATTGGGCGACCGACAAGGCGACGATCGATCATTTCGGCGACCGCCCGATGAAAGAGATCGTCCGTATGCTGACGACGGTCGGTTTCGGTTCGCCGCCGAGTTGGGCGCAACCGTTCGCGACGTTGAGCAACGGCGAAAAATTCCGTTGCGAACTCGCTCGCGCGCTCCTCGACTCGCCGTCGGAACTCGTTGTTTTCGACGAGTTTACGAGCGTTGTCGACCGAACGGTCGCGAAAACCGCCTCGGCCGCGATCGCCGACGGAATCCGCAAAAACTTCGTTCAAAAACGTTTCGTCGCGCTCTCCTGCCATTACGACGTCGTCGATTGGCTCGAACCCGATTGGGTTCTCGATATGGCGACCGGAAAACTGACAAGGAGGCGTCTTCGGCGCCCCCGCGTTAAGCTCGAAATCGTGCGCGGCGATAAAAAAGACTGGCCCCGTTTTGCGAAGCATCACTATTTGAGCGGCTCGCTGCATCCCTCGGCGCAGTGTTACTTAGCGTTTTGGGAGGAGACGCCGGTCGCCTTTTGCGCGACGCTTCCGATTTTCGGCGCGGTCGGGCGACGCCGGGTAACGCGCCTTGTCGTTCTTCCGGACTATCAAGGTTTAGGAATCGGAACGGCGTTTATTGAAACGCTCGGCGACCTTTATCGCGACCGTTCGCTGCGTTTTAGCATTACGTCGAGTCATCCGTCGATTGTAAACCACTGCAAACGCTCGACTTGTTGGCGCGCCGTTTCGTTGTCGAAATTTGGTCGCGGCAAGCTCGAAGGGTCGCGCCGAACCGGCTCCTTAGGACGCGCCGTCGTTTCGTTCGAATACCTCGGACGCAATCGACAATAAACGTTAAACTCTTTAAAACGGCGCTTACGCCGCAAAAGTTATGACGACGACAAAAAGAAAAACGAAAAAAAAAGCCCTTTCGGCGACCGACAAGAACGGATTTCTCGCGGTCGTCGCGCTCGGCGCGTCGCTCGAGACGGCGGCGCGTTACTTCAAACGGGAACCGCAAGAAATCCTCGACGCGCTAACCGACGACGCCGATTTCCAACGCGATTTCAAACAAGCGCAAGAGCAAGCGGAAGTCTTTTTCTTAAAGCAAGTTAAAACCGCCGCCCTCGACGCGAAAAACTGGCGCGCCGCGACTTGGTCGCTCGAGCGTCTCCGCCCGGATCGGTACGGTCGGATTAAAGCCGACGCGATTTCCGTCGAGGAAATCAAAACGCTTTTCGCCCGTCTCCGCGCGACGATCGCCGCCGAATTTGACGACGAAAGCGAACGTCAAAAATTGGAAGCCAAATTGGACGCGCTTCTACAAACGTTAAGCTAACCCCTTGTTTTTTAACGCTTCTTCCTTTTTCCTTCGTTCGAAAGTTTCCGCCGATGCAAACGCGCCGCCTCGCTCGACTCGCTCGCCAAACGTTGCGCCCGACGTCCGAAAACGACGTCTCGCCGCAACGTTTCCGCAACCTCGTCGAATGGTCGCAATTCTTTTTGCCGCATTATTTTACGCTTCCCGTTTCGAAAGCGCACCGTTGGTTCGCGGAAACGGTCGAAGCGAACGCCGCGCGCCGCGGATTCAAGTTGAACTTCTTAGCGCCGCGCGGCGCCGCCAAATCGACGCTCGGCGCCTTGGCCTATCCGCTCCGCGAAGCGCTCGAAGGTCGCGAGTCGTATATTTGGCTCGTTTCCGACGTTCGCTCGCAAGCCCAAAACCACCTAAACAACATTATTAAAGAGCTTGAAGACAACCCGCGTATTCGGGAATATTACCTTGAACCGCAAAAATTGCGCTGGTCGGCGCGCTCGAATCGCGTCGCGTTCAGTTCCGGCGTCGCGCTCGAGTGTTACGGAACCGGCCAAAAGTTGCGCGGACGCCGCGAACGCGAACGCCGTCCGACGCTGATTATCGGCGACGACTTGCAAAACGACGATCACATCGTTTCGAAAACGCGTCGCGAACGCTCTCGACGCTGGTTCTTCGGCGCGCTCCTAAAAGCCGGCGACGTCAAGACTAACGTCGTCAACTTAGCGACCGCGCTTCACCCGGAGGCGATCGGTTGGGAACTCCTCTCGAACCCGGCTTGGGTCGGCAAAAGTTTCCCGGCGATTTTGCGTTTCCCGGACGCGGTCGAACTTTGGAACGAATGGAAAGCGATTTATCTTTCGTCCGACGCCGACGCAAATCGCCGCGCCGACGAGTTTTACCGCGACCGTTTCGACGAAATGAACGCCGGCGCCGAGGTTCTTTGGCCCGAAAACGAGTCGCTCCTCGACCTAATGAAAATGCGCGTCGAAAGCGGCGAAAAAGTTTTTTTGCGCGAAAAGCAAAACTCGCCGGTCGCGACCGAATACAACGAATTTCCGGACGAATACTTCGAAGACGTTTGGGCCGACGCGTTCCCGCAAGACGTTGTCGCGACGGCGCTTGCGCTCGACCCAAGCAAAGGTCGCGACGCTTCGGTCGGCGACTATTCCGCGTTCGTCGTCGCCGCGCTCGCCTCCGACGGAACGATTTTTATCGACGCGACGCTCGGTCGCTTTCCGACGTCGGAACTCGTCGACGAAGCGTTCGAAATTTGGCGCCGCTATCGCCCCGACGTTTTCGCGGTCGAAACGAACCAATTTCAGGAGCTTCTGCGCGACGAACTGGAACGCTCGTTTCGCGAACGCGGCGTCCCCGACGCGACGCTTTTCCCCATCGAAAACCGTCTCAATAAAAACGTTAGGATTCGCCGCCTCGGTTCGCCGCTCTCCAAACGCAAACTCCGTTTTCTTCGCGACAACCCGTCAAACGAGCTGCTGATCGAACAGCTTCAAGCGTTCCCTTGCGGAGCGCACGACGACGGCCCGGACGCGCTCGAAATGGCGCTGCGCGTCTTAACGGCGCTAACGGAAAACGCCGTCGCGGAAACCTTTAGTCGCGGCGACTTCGGCGCGAACCGAATCGACTTTTATTAAACGTTAACGTTTCAGGAGTTACAATGTCTCGCCCTTTGTCCTTCAACGGCGTTTTATCCGCCGACGCCGTCGTTTCGACGCTGGAATCGCGTTTCGCTTACGACGATCCTAACCCGTTTACTTTCGGCGCGTTATCGTATTCGCTGAACGAATCGACCGACACGGAGATTTTCAACGCCGCCGCGCGCCGAATTTCTCGCGAACTTTGCTTAAACAACCCGTTCGCCATCAACGCTTTAGAAAACCGCGTTAATTACGTCGTCGGTTTCGGGCACAAATACCAAGCGACGGCGCGCGACGCCCAAGACGCGGAACTCGCTCAAAAAACGCAAGATATCGTCGTCGATTTCATCGTCGCGAACGACTGGTTCAAGCGTCAACAAGAGATTTTGCGCCGCTACGACCGCGACGGCGAAGTCTTTCTCCGCTTTTTCCGCGACGACGCCGGCAAGACGGTCGTTCGTTTCGTCGAACCGGAGCAAGTCAAGACGCCGCAAGGACATAACGCTCGCTCGACGCGTTGCGGAATCGTCTCGGACAAACGCGACGCCGAGAAAATTCTCGGTTATTGGATCGACGACGTTTTTGTCGACGCGGCGAAAATCCAGCACCGCAAAGCGAACGTCGACTCAACCGTAAGTCGCGGCGTTCCCTTGCTTTATCCGGTGCGGGACAATCTCCGACGCGCCGAAAAACTCCTCCGCAATATGAGCGTCGTCGCCGAGATTCAATCGTCGATCGCGCTGATTCGCAAACACGCCAACGGCTCGCAGGAAACGATCCGCCGTTTCGTCCGCGATAAAAACCAATCCGTCGACGACTTGCCGCCGCGCGAGCGTTTTCGACCGGGCACGATCGTCGACGCGACCGCCGGCGTCGACTACGAATTCCCGATCGCCGGAATCGACGCGACCCGTTACGTTCAAATTCTGCAAGCGGAACTGCGAGCGATCGCCGCGCGGCTGACGATTCCGGAATTTATGTTAAGTTCCGACGCGTCGAACGCCAATTACTCCTCGACGAGCGTCGCGGAAGGCCCCGCCGTTCGCAACTTCGAGAGAATGCAACACGAACTCATTAAAGAAGATATGAAGATCGTTTGGCGGGTCGTCGAGGACGCCGTTCTTCGCGGCGACCTTCCGGACGACGTCGGACGCCGCGTTTCGATTCAAGCGATTCCGCCGTCGCTCGCGGTGCGCGACCGCCTCAGCGAAGCGCAAGCCGACGAAATTTTGATGAACGCCGGCGTCATTTCCCCGCAAACGGCGGCGATGCGTTACGGGCTCGACCCCAACCGAGAACGCGCGTTGCAACGTCAATTACGTCAAGAACTTGCGCAAAGCGAAAAGCGCGACGACTAACCGTCGTTTTTCCTTTGCCCTCCTATTAACCTCAACATTGAAAGCGCGTTATGAACAACGAAAACGTGTTGGAATTTTTCGATTTTTCGTCGCCGCAACGCAAAATCGACAAAGAAAACGGCGTCGTTTCCGGCGTCAAGATTTTAGGCGTTAAAAGTCGCAACAACAGAGTTTACCCGCTCGAAACGCTTCGCGACGCGGCGCCGCTTTACGAAAACGCCAAGGTGAACGTCAATCACCCGGACGGTTCGCCGAACGAGTCGCGCAAGTACCAAGATCGCGTCGGTTCGATCAAGAACGTAACGCTTCAAGAAAACGGACTTTACGGCGACTTTCATTTCAACCCGAAACATCCGCTCGCCGAGCAAATGCTTTGGGACGCGGAAAAAGCGCCGGAAAATTTCGGTTTTTCGCACAACGTCGAAGCGGTCGTTAGGCTCGAAAACGGCGCGCAAGTCGTCGACAAAATCGTTCGCGTTCGCAGCGTCGACCTTGTCGCGGACCCGGCGACGACGTCCGGGCTTTTCGAATCGGAGCGCGCAACCCAAACGATCGCGCCGGTTAACGACGTCGACGCTTCCGCGCCGAACGCCGCGACTTACGCCGCTCGTCTTCAAACGCTCGAAAGCGAACGCGACGCCGCGACGCAACGCTTCGAAATCGCGCGCTTCCTTTTGGAGAAACTCGCCGACGAACCCGACCCCGCCGTTCGCTTGGCGCTCGGCGCGACGTCGTTTCTCGAAATCGCGTTGGAGTCTCGCGACGTCGCTTCCGCGCAACGTCTTATCGACGGTCAGCTTACGCTCGTTCGCGAAGCGATTAAACTCGCCGCCGACCGTCGCGACGCGTCGTCGAGCGAATCGAAGTTCGAGCCGATCGTTTCCAAATCTCGCGCCGAACTCAACGACGCCGAGTCGCTCGAAAATTTCGCGGCGGCCATCAAACGTTAACCTATTTCGTTAGTTACGGTCGCCGACCTCGGCGGCCCTATCCCCTTTTTACCTTTCGTTTTTCCGTTTCACCTCTCACCGTCCAACATCGGAAAGGCCCCCAATGGCAAACATTAAATACCGCGAATTGAAACGACGTTACGAACTCGACGGCGCGCAAAAAACCGTCGAGCATCTCTCGGAAGCGCTTGCGAAGCAAGAACTTCGCGCCGACGATTTTAGTCTCCGCGACTTGGCGGAAGCGCTCGTCCCGAACGGTTCCGAATGGGTGCGCGAACTCAACCCGAACGTCGGCTCGCTCGCCGAATCGTTTCAAGGCGTCGACGTTTCCGCGTTCGCGACGATCGCCGGGCAACTAATTTACAGTCGTATTCTCGAATCGTATCAATCGGAAGTCTTTTTCTTGTCGAAACTTATCACGACGATTCCGACGCGTCTTAACGGAGAAAAAATCCCCGGGTTCGCGTCGATCGCCGACGCCGCGGTCGAAATCGAACCGGGCGCCGCTTACCCGAACGTCGGTTTCGGCGAAGATTACATCGAGACGCCGGAAACGACGAAACGCGGTCTCATTGTTCCGGTTACGCGCGAAGCCGTTTTCTTCGACCGGACGCACGTCGTTTTGAATCGAGCGAGCGAAGTCGGCGAAACGCTCGCGCTCAACAAGGAAAAACGCGTCGCCGATATGATTCTCGGCGTTTCCAATCTTTACCAATGGAACGGAACCGCGTATTCGACCTATTACGCCGCGTCGACCGCTTCCGCTCCTTGGGTTAATATGCTTTCCGGCAACGCGTTAGATTCCCTTGAAAACGTCGACGCCGCCGAAAACTTGCTGGCGAGCGCGCTCGATCCGAACACCGGCGAACCGATTCTTTCCGAAGCGAACGTCGCGCTCGTTTCGCCCGCTAAACGTCGAATCGCCAACGCGTTGCTGCGCGGCGCCAATTTGAGTTGCGCCGACGGAACGCTCCGTTCGATTCCGAATCCGTTCGAGAAGATTTCGGTCGTTTCGAGCCGAATCGCGCGCCGCCAACTCGCGAAAGCCAACGCGTCCGCCGACGCCGCGACGCTCGACGACTATTGGTTTTACGGCGACTTCAAAAAAGCGTTCGCGTATATGGAAAACTGGCCGATCACCGTTTCCGTGTCGTCGGCGGGGAGCGAAGCCGACTTCAGCCAAGACGTCGTCGCGCGCTTCAAGGCGAGCGAACGCGGAACCCCGGCGGTCTTGAATCCGCGTTGCGTCGTTAAGTGCGTCGGTTGACGCTATCTTCCTAAACTTCGCTAAGAAGGCAATTTAACGTTTTACCGTTCTTAGCGCTAACGTCGCCGCCGCGAAATTTTGCCTTTCGCGGCGGCGTTTAGAAAGGCCGATATGGACAATTCGCTCGACGTCGGCGCCGTTTTGCAAATCAAGCGTCAAACGCTGGCGACGCTCGCCGAACTGGCGCGCGAGCCGAAACCGACGTATAAAATCGACGGCGCCGTCGTCTCTTGGACGGAATATCAAGAGAGTTTGCGACAAACGGTCGACTGGTGCGACAAGCAACTTAACGCTTTATCGTCGTTTGAGTTGCGTTCGTTCGCCGTCGTCGATTGAACCGTCGCGACTTTTTCTCGCTTCGCGTTCGCGCCGGATATTGAAACTTTCTTCGCTTTCAACTCGGCGCGAACGCCGCCCTTTTCTTTTTTCAACAACGGAGACGTTATGTCGTTTATCGACAAGTTTTATAAAATCGGCGACTTCGTCGAACGCGTCGTCGTTCAGCAAAATCGCGACGGAACTCTCACCTCGTTCGAAATCGACCGCGCGGCGGCGTTTTCGCGCCAATTCTCCAACGCTAACGGCGCCGGCGATTTACCGCCGCGTCTTACCGCCGTTTGGCGTTTGCCGCTCGACGAGCGAACGCTTTCGATTCGACGCGGCGACAAGATTCGCGACGCCGATTCGCAAATATGGACGGTCGCGAAAACGTCGGTTTCGCGAACAACGCAACTCGTTTCCTGTCAATCTTTTTGCGAGCAACTTTTCCCCGACGCGTCCGACGGCGTCGACCTGCTTCGCCCGCTTCATTCCGGCGGTTTCGAAACGCTCGCGACCAACGCGCCGGCGATCGTTCGGAGTCAAAAAACGTCGAGTCAAAATTCGGACGTCTTTCCGGCGTCGACGCTCGTCGACGAAATCGTTTTTTGGATTCAAATCGAAACGCCCGCTCGTCCGCGCGACGTCGTCGTTTTACGCGACGGAACCCGTTATGAAACGGAAAGTTATTGTCGACCGGACGAGCTTTCCGATTGGGGCGTTTTGGTCGCGCGGAAACGTCGAGGCGTCGACGCGACTTGGGCGCGCCCCGCCCAAAGCTAATTTTTCGTTCTAACCGTTTGTCTAACCGTCATTTACCAACGCGAAAGTTTTACGATGGCGATTCAAATTCAAGAGCTTCCGGGCTCGCCGCAAGAAAAATACTCGCTCGACTCTTTTTCCGCAACTCGAACGTTCATCGTGCCTTGGGAACAGCGCGACGCGTTCGCACGCTACTTTCTCGGCGACCGGCTTTACGCCTGCGAATCGCTGACGCCGTCCGACGAAGAGGACGAATCGCTCGTTCCGCCGTCGTCCGAAGCGCCAATTTTCGGGCCGACGTCGCGCCTCGCCTATCCCGGCAAACCCGGGGTTTACGTCAGTCAAATCGCGTTCGAACCCTTTGAGCCCGAGTCGCTCGACGTTTCGAAAATCGCTCGGCCCGCGTCGACGCTCGGCGAATACGGCTCTTTCGCCAAAGCGACCGTATCTTACCGCGCCGAAACGACTTCCGTCGACCGCGACGATACGCCGTCCGTCGATTCCGGAACAAGTTTAACGTATAAAATGGTCGCGTGCGGCGAGTCGATTCCCCTTTCGACGCGCGGCTGGCGTTGGCGTTTCGACGCGACGGCGCCGGTTCCCGACGATCTGCAACTCGTCAAACGCGTCCCGACGATCGAGCATCAACTCGTTTGGTCGAACGTCGTAAACCCGCCTTGGGAAAAGATTAGCGCAATGCAAGGAACGGTTAACGCCGACCGGTTTCTCGGTTACGCGGCCGGAACGCTTCTCTTCGAAGGCGCGGAAGCGAACAAAATTTTCAACGGCGAAATCGACGCCGGCGCGGTCGCTTACACTTGGCAAATCCGCTTTCTCTTTCGCGAAAAACGAATCGAAGCGGGCGGAACCTACGGCTGGAACGACTTTTACCGCGAATCGACCGGAACTTGGGAACCCCTCGTCGACGCCGCCGGAGCGCCGCTTTATCGCTCCGCCGACCACGCCTCGCTTTTCGTTCAATCGCAAACTGTTTCCGAATAACTGGTTAACGCGTTCGATTGTTTATTTCGTTTGTTTTTAAGCCTCGGAGGTTTATTATGTCGACGATCTCCTTAGAAAGCGCGACTTCGAGCTTTACGTCGCGCGGCGTTCCGTTTCGGCGCGTCGACGCGAACGGTTCTTGGGCGTTCGAGCAAGACGGGGCGTCGTTTCGCATTTCGGAGCCGCGACGGTTGGAAATTCGCGTTTTTCAAGCGACGAAAGCGCCCGAGTTTCTCACCTTTACTCGCGACGGCGCAACGTTTTACGAATCGACGCTCAGTTTTGAAGCCGCGCCGGTTTACACGCCGTTTTCCGAAATCGCGGTCGGTTCCGCCCAACCGACGCCGCGCGAAAATTTACGTCGAACCGCCGATTCGAGCGAATCGGTTCGCCAACGCGTTTACGACCCGTCGTTTCTCGAACGATTGAACGTCGATAAGACGTTGACGCAAGACGACTTATCGCTTTCGTTTTACGCGCCGTATCGCGTCGGCGACCGCTTAAACGCGTTTTGGAACCGAACGAGCGGGCGTTGGGAAGTTCTTGCGCCGCCGGAATTTAACGTCGTTCGGTTTCAATTGACGTCGACGCTCGCAAGCGGTTCGACCGCGACCGCCTCCGCGCTTTACTTTAGCGAAGCGACGCAAACCTTTGTCGACGGCGGACTTAAAATCGACGTCGCCGATTTTCTCGGGCGCTTCCAAGGAGCGGTCGGGGCGCGCGGTTACGCTCGACGGTTCGCCGATCGCGACGCTTGGGAAATTTTTGCGCTCAACGCTTAACGTCTTTAACGTCAATTCTTAAAAGCAGCCGCAAGAAATAAAAAACGCCGAGTCGAACGCTCGGCGTTTTCTTTTATTAAGCGGTCAAACGACGACGCTTAACCGCTTTGTCGGCAAGGCTTATCAACCGAGTTTTTCGGCGAGGAACGCCTTCGCGGCTTCGAGCGCGGCCGGGACGCCTTCCGGTTTCTTGCCGCCCGCTTGCGCCATATCCGGACGACCGCCGCCGCCCCCTTGGACGTGCGACGCGACCGCTTTAATCCATTCGACGGCGCTGAATTTGCGCTCGACCAAGTTGCGCGTCGCGGCGGCAATCAACGCGACTTTGCCGCCCTTCGAGTCGACGTTCGCGAAGAAAATCGCGGCGTTTTCCGTCTTGCGGCGGATTTGGTCGATCGCGTCGCGCAGGCCGTTCGCGTCGGCGTCGGTCGCGACGAGCGTTACGAACTTCGTTCCGGCGACTTCTTCCGCTTTCGCAATCAGTTCGTCGACCGAAACGGCGTCCTTCTTCGACGCGGCTTCGAGTTCTTTGCGGAGTTTTTTCGTCGTCGCGAGAAGTTCTTCGACGCGACCGACGATTTCGCTCGCCGGAACGCGCAACGTCCCGGCCAACGTCGTTTCGATCGCGTCCGCTTGCGCGATTTTCGCGATCGCTTCGGCCCCGGTAACGGCGACGATGCGGCGCGTTCCGGCCCCGACGCTTTCTTCGGCGACGATCTTGCAGTAACCGACTTGCGCCGCGTTTTTCAGGTGCGTTCCGCCGCAGAACTCCAACGACGGCCCCATCTTAACGACGCGAACGATATCCGGGTACTTTTCGCCGAAGAGCATCATCGCGCCGAGTTTGCGAGCGTCTTCGAGCGGCGTTTCTTCGCAGGAAACCGGGTGCGCTTCCAAAATCGCTTCGTTGACGTCGCGTTCGATTTGAACGAGCGTTTCGCGGTCGAGCGCCTTATGGTTCGTGAAGTCGAAGCGCAGGACGTCGGCGTCGACTTTCGAACCTTGTTGTTCGGCGTGGCTTCCGAGGCGAGCGCGGAGCGCGGCGTGCAGGAGGTGCGTCGCCGTGTGAGCGCGAGAAATCGCGGCGCGGCGTTTCTTGTCGACGGCGGCGGTCGCAACTTGGCCCGCTTCGAGCGTTCCGGCGGTCAGTTTGCCGACGCAAACGAGGAATTCGCCGTCGTAAACGGTCGTGTCGACGACGAAGCGCGCGCCGTTCGCGGTCGTAATTTCGCCCGAGTCGCCGACTTGACCGCCCTTTTCGCCGTAAAACGGCGTTTTGTCGAGGACGACGCGGAGCGCTTTGCCGTCGGCTTCGGCGGTCGCTTGCTCGACGAGCGTTTCGCCGTCGAGGATCGCGAGAACTTTCGCTTCCGTTTCGAGCGTTTCGTAACCGACGAATTCCGGCGGGTTGTTCGCTTTCTTAATCCCTTCGAGCGGGTCGCGCTTGAAGAGGAGGTTCTTTTCCGCGCTCCCGGAAAGTTCGCCGTGGCGTTCCATTTCTTTTTCGAAACCGGCCCAGTCGAAGCCGTATTTGCGTTCGCCGGCGAGCGTTTCGAAAAGTTCCGGCGGGAAGCCGTAAGTTTGGTACATTTCGAACGCTTCGGAGCCTTGAACTTCGGCGCGCTTTTCGTCTTCCATCGTCTTGAAGACGGAGTCCAAACGACGCAAACCGCCGTCGATGTTCGCCATAAAGTGTTCTTCTTCCGACGCGACGACGCCTTGGACGCGCTCGATCGTTTCGGAAAGTTCCGGATACGGAACCTTCATCAGGTCGGCGAC